ATACTGCCATCGTCGGCTTCCACGCTCACGATTTGTGTGTCGATTGCATGTCCACCGCGTGATCTGTCTTCGTCAAGCTTTTCTTCAATAGACTCGACAATGTTATTCCTTGCTGTGTCCAACCCCGTCCCTTTCACATAGCAGACAAGTTGGTAATCAATAGTCCCGAACCGCTGGGTAATGCTTCCACCCACAGTGCCGTCTTCTCTGTTTTCGTTTGTCGTTCTTACCAGCACCGCTGGATATTGAGCGTTGCTTAACTTGTCGAACTCAAACGGCTCACGAGTAACGAACTTGATATTTGTGGGGGTGGTCACTGCTTGTAACGCTGTCACCAGATTGGTTGCAATGTTTTCCCTCACACTCATCGGTTGAACTCCTTGCGGAAGAACCTACCCAAGCGATCTTCTTCTTTGTCGTTAAACCCAAAGAATTGGCGACTTCTGTTATTAAACGCCGCTTTCTTGGATGCCTCTGGGTTTGAGAAATAGATTCGCGCAGTCCGACGGTTGAGCGTTTCAACCTGCATTGAATTCAGCATTTGACCTGTTGCGAACAAGTCCACAGGGCTAGTAGGAAATCCTTTGCGCTCCAACGCTTTGACGTACCCGCCAGAGTACCCGTCAAACGCTCCCTCAAAGCCCTCTCCCGTCTTTGTTCTGCGAAGGATGATCTGCTTGCCTAGTGACGCAGTGCGACCTATAGCGCGATTCACGCCCTTCTCAACGCTCTTGCGCTCACTTCTCATCAAGCCTTCGATGTCTTTTGGCTTGAGATCAACCTTTATGGGCAGACCCTGCGTCATCGCGTTAGTCGCCCATAAGAGACAATGCCGCGCTCGTCGTCTTCAATCGTGCCAGAGTTGTCGTCGTCGTACTCCACACCGTCAGCAAACACCGCAGTCAGTTCTTCTTGATAGCGCTGCTGGTAGAACTGAATCATGTTCAGAAAGCGATCATCTTGTACCCAGTTCGTAAGCTGAGGGAGGGCGAACTTCCACAACACCAGATAAGCATTGCATCGCGTCCACTGGGAGTCGGTAAGGTATGCGGGAACCATCTCGCCGGGGATCTGCTTCTTGTACCACCACTCATTTCTGATGGTGCGAGTCAGGTCGGTCTGTGCTTTCGCGTGTTCAGTCGCAAACGATGTGATGCCGAAGTCCAAGATGTCAGGGACAAGGGCTACCAGATCGGAGTCTTGAGAAAATGCCATTACCACTTCACCTTGTCGGCCCAATACGCAGCCGATGCTGTTTTGTCTCTGCGCCCTGCGGCTATCTGCTTGGCAAACCTAGCCTTAAACGCTCTGCGCTTTGCTTTGTCTGCCTCACTCTCACCTTTGCGAGGGGGTTTGTTATCTGCACCTTGCTGCCCAAAGCGGATCAGGCGAACCTTGTCGCCTTCCTTAGCCAATACTGCATGGCTCTTCTCTGGGTGCTTAGGTGTGCGCTTGGGCTTGTTATAGCCCTCGAACCGCTCGCCTCGATAGGTTATAGCCAACAGAACCTCCAAAAAGGGACAGCCCCACCCCAAGGAGAGAAGGGGCAGGGCCGTCCAAACGCCTTAAAGTGCTGCGTCGAACAGCATCTCAACACCATAAGTGTCATCAAGCTCGCCCACACCATAGATGGCGGTAGCGTTAAGCTCGAAGGCACGAAGTGATGCGTCACGTTGCGCTTCGATTTGGAAGTCGCGCTTCATAGCGATAGCCAGAGCCTCGCGTGAGAAGACAGCGCCTTTCGCGTCATCATTACCATCAACGGTTACGTTTGCAGACTCGTAAACGTCGATGCCAGCGATGGTGCCAACGTAAGAGTTAACCATAGCCGTGTTCTGCGCGTCACCACCATTTGGGTTGGCGAAGGTATTGGTTAAGTTAGCTTTCAGTTGGTACGCTTGGAAAGGGTTAACAACCGCGAAAATCTCGCCTTGTGCCTTGTTGTTACGCAAGGTAGCAGCAGCCTTGAACAGATCAGCCACAGTGATCTCTTGACCAGCAGCGCCCAAGGCAGTGCTGAATCCGTCAAACAATGCGATCAGGTCTGAGTCCATCTTCGTAGCGATAGCGTTACCCAGTACAGTACCCAACTCTTCAGCAGGGTTGCCAGCACCCATTGCAGCCAAGTCGGTCAGAACTACTTGTGCGCCCACCTCACCCACGGTGATTGAGACAGAAGAAGTTGAGACAGTCGTGCTGCTCATGTCGGTGCCTTCGGTCAGGTCAGCGGCAGTGATTGCAGGGTACTTAGGCACCTGAATCGTCTTACCAGCTTCGTCGCCGATGTTGTACATAGTAACGAGGCCCATCATTAGGGACTCTTCTTCAGCAGTGAATCGTGCCTGTGCGATGATATTCGCAAACAGGTCATCAAGGGTTGTGCTCGTTGTAGCAGCCATGATTTATGTCCTATATAAAAAAGTGGTTTATTTGGTTTTCTTCTTGAAAGCACGGAAGGCTTCGCGCCCACCATCTTCCCAGTTGTCTACCATGTCAGCCACAGATATAGGCTTCTGCGTGGAGCCACCAGCCATCCCCTGTGTGCCAGCACCTCCAGCGGAGGCTCTGACGAAATGCGGGTTCGCTGTAAGAAAGTCACCCACCAACTCATCAACTGAGAGGGGGTCGGCCTTGTCGTTGTATCTGACCGCTCCGTTATCGTCTAATACTTCAACCGAACCATCGTCCGATAGTTTTACACGATTGCGTAGCAGTTGCGATACCTGCTCAGAATCTACAGCGTTGTGCCTGCTTGCTGCCGTCAGTAACGCACCATCTATCTTGGTGGTTTCCAACGCCATCCGCATGGCGGCAATCTCCAGATCCTTCTTTTCGACAGTCTGCTTTAGTACCGTCTCGAACTCGCCTTTTTCCTTTTGGCGTTCAATCTGCGCCTGCTCACGCTCAAGCATGATCTGGCGAGCTTCCTCGATGTCGATACCTTCTAGCTTCTTGTCTAGCTTGCGCCTTTCCCTAGCGACTCGATCAGCAACGATGCGATCAAGCTCCTCTTGGGTAAACGTCTTTGCTTCCTGAACTATTTCTTGTGCCGGTTCAGTCTCAGCACTTTCTTCCATGATTTCATCGCTCATGTGCGAACCTCTTTCGAGTGGGGGCATTATACCAGCTTTACAGAGATGTCAATAGCTGATGGTTACTTTTTAGTCCTCTTGGGCTTGTTCATCGTCTTTTTTTTCTTCTTGTTCTTGCTGTGTCCGTAATGGCTCGGCATCTTTCTTGCTCCTCGTTTTTTTAGGTAATGGCAGCAACTCATCCACAATTGCATATAGCTCATCAAAGTCTGGCTTTTCTTCTTCGGGCGCAGCCGCTGCCAGTGGCTCCAGTAGTTGACGAATTGCCGGTGGTATCGGTCGCCTTGCGGTCAGGTTCTTTGCTCGGTCTAGTTCTTTGCTCATCTTATTCCTCTACGATGGGTAGCCATTGATGACGGCAGTTGTAACCCCCCCTCACTAGGAATGGATCGCCGGGGGCTTTGCCTGCCCAGCTTCCAGCCCAGATCCGATCTATTTCTTCCCTTGTGTACTCTTTGCCCACATGCTTTTTGCAAAACTCGCGGCTGTCTCGAATGACGTCACCGTAGTACTCAAAACGGTCGATGCCTTGCTCGTTAGCCGTTGTCGCAGTGAGTGATGCTGAGAATTGATTGAGTGAGTCTGTTGCGTAAGTTGTCGCATAACGCCTGAGATTATTGCCAAGCCTGTCAGCGCTATAAACTGAATGGAGTCTATCAACCGCCGCCTGTTGTCTGGCTCCAGTTGCGTTTTGAGCCACCTCAACAAGTTGACGAATCTCTTCTTGATCGCTTGCTTGATAGATTCCATTTATCTGCCCTCGAAGTTCCTCAATGAAGTCAGCCTTGCTTCTGCCAATCAGCGTGGCTTGATATACGCCATTCGCTAACGACTCAAGCTGACTATTCGCCAGTGCCTCAAAGCCTTGGAAAGATAGCCTTTGAAGCGCTGCAACCGCCTCTGGCGAGACTCTTGTAAATCTGGCATAGGTATTTAGCATTCTGAATTGCTCGTCTGTGACGGCTCTGTAGTCGCCCAGCATCGCCTGTACTTCTGCTAAATAGTCTTCCTCCAGTATTCGTCGCATCTCTGTTCGCGCATTGACCGCCCACTCTAGGTCAAACAGTGCGCCGTCAGCCGTGGGAGCGGAGTCAAGTTGCCGAGCAAGGTCAGCCTCAACCACAGTCAGAATATCCGCTATTCTGCGCTGGTGTTGATCCGCTAACCGCTCCAGAAAGCTGGCATAGTCATCGGCTGCTGCCATTACTCAGGCGCTACCGGAAACTGACCAAGAACCTGCGTCGCACCTTCAATCTCAACGTGAGACTGCGCTAGTTTGTCATCATCAAGCACAAGGTCTGCGATCTGCTTGTCTATCTCTTGCGCGAGGGTGACTGATCTCACTCCGCTGGCTTTCATCTGCTGCAAGAACAAAAGCTCTTTGTCGTAGTCACGGATGTCAAACGAGTCAGGATAGAAAACCTCTACATCTGGCGTCACATCCAGCCAGTTGCAGAAGTACGTCCACAAGTGTTCTTCGGCTAGTTCTAAAAGGTCAGCCTTCTCTGACAGT